TTTGTTGTATCTGTTTGTGAAAAAGAATTCAAGCTCAGCATTAGAAAACTTATCAACAGTATTAGTTTTTTCATCTGTTTGGTTTTTGATTATTGTTATTGATTTATCTATTTGATGTATCTCTTTTGTGATAGTAGTTACACCTTGTTTTATCGAATCGATCTTAGTATTAATCTGTTTGTTGACTACTTTAGCTGAATCTACTTTATTCTGTAGTAGTTCGATTTCTGCTTTATATCCCTTTACATCTGTTCTAATACTATTAGTATTAAAAATACTATAACCTATTAGTACAATTACTAAAACCAGTAATATATCCTGTTTACTGTATATCATCTCTCTCTCCTTTATGTTTATCTAATCTATCTAAAATTTGTGTTAGTAATTCATTCTTAACAATACCTACCATTGATGCATTTTTGAATATAGATATTAATTGAAAAACTAAAAATGGAGCCATAATAGTTTCACTTAACCAGGATGTACCTGCAAAGCCTTTCTCAATTGCTAGAATAGCTGAAAGCATTATTACCCAGAATCCAAATGTTTTAAGAACGTTAAGAGCCTTCCAAGTCTGGAATCCTTCTTTTTTTGTTCCTGCCCATATACCGAAGAATCCATCAGCAAATATAACTAACCCGACAGCTAGGTACTGTTCAGCATTATCAGCTGTTAAATTTAGGAGGTGTGTTCCTATGAAAGCTAGAAATGTTGACATTGTAAGTATTATTATTAGGCTTGTTTTCATACCTTTATTTTACGTATTGATAAAATTTTTTAGTTTTAGCCACTCTATCCTCTAGTCCATGAGTACCTCCATTTATTCTTTTTGTAAGCTGTAGTATGGAGGCATCTGTGACTCCTTGATCACAAATTGACCATAGTTTATTTTTATCAAAAAAGAAGATAGCTGATTCAAAAGCATATAGTGTTGCTACTAAATCCGGTGTAGTTAGTATCTCTGGCTTTTGTAAGTGCTGAGCAAATGCTGTGTAATTATCCTTACCGGTTAATTGAAGAGCTCCTCTTCCACGGAATTTCCATCCATCTCCTGATTTCTCATCCCCATTACCCATTCTAGAGGCATACACCCTATTGGCTATTTTCTCTGGCTGTTTTGCATATGAAGTTTCAAGATCACCTGGGAAGTATTTTCCAAATATCTTTTGCAGCCCATCTACAGAGTAGTTTAGATTTTCTGTAAAGATTTTAAACCCTCCTGTTTCATGTAATGTCTGTCCAAATAGATGTGCTGCTCTTACTGGTGTTAGTTTAAAAAACTTAATGGCAGCCTTATATGATGTTGGACCAAAGTCTCCATCAGGAGTTACTCCTATTTTTGTTTGTAGTGCTTGTATGCTCATTAGACTTCTGTATTATCTTCAACAAAGAAGCTAGTTATTATTTTTCCTAATATTCCACATATCATAGAGATAGTAGCTATAATAGGCTCATCCACATATGCGGTATACCCTGTAATCGTTGTTGAGATAATTAATAATGCATTTCCTATTTGTCTCCATAATTTTGGTGTAGGAGATGTTAATCTTTGTAGTAGTTTCATAGGGTATTTTATTTAATGTATACCTATAAATATTAAAAGCCCCTACATTAAGGGGCTTTCTTTTAAAAATAAAACTATTTTTTATTATAAGGACAATGAATACATTTATTATTACAACATTTTCCTCTCTTTAAATGATAGGATTCAGTAAATACCATTTGATTTTTATTATTATAGTAAAAATCTGTAGGTTGTAATTTAGGTTGGGTAGTTTCTTTAACATATTGTTGAAATACCCAATCCTCCTGAGGGTTAATGGTAGCCATAGTTATGATATTTCACAGGCCCCACCAGCACAAGCTGCTTGTTCCATTAATGAAGTGTTATCAGTCATTTCTACTACTTTAGTTAAATCAATTTCATGTAAAGATTGAAGTGCAGCTTCATATTCTTCTTTAGTAATAGTTTCAAAAGGGGCTTGAGTATAAGTACCTAAATCTTCAGGTAAAAATGATAAGGCTGTAAAGAATTTTTTATTTAAATAAACCCATTCACCAACATCTCCCCATTCTGATGGTTTGATATTTACAGTAGCTGAAACATTATGCATGTTGGAGCCTTTTTTATGTCCTGGTTGGATCCAATCTTTATTAATGGTTTTAATTCTTTCTAATAAATCCATTGCAGATGTTTTTTCTCTAATAGAAGCTCCTTCTGGGGCTTTTTGAGGAATTTTTACAATTGATTGGATAGTAGGTTTAAAGAAATCATCTTCTAACATTTCTGGGTGGTAAGTGTTTAGATATGTGTATAAAGCTTCGTTTTTACCTAATCTTATTCTTCTGTAATAATACTCTGAATGCCAGTCATGTATACCACTTGAAGTACCTAATACTAATGATGTTGTTCCTGCAGGTTTAACTGTAGTAATTCTTGCAGCTTTATTTACTCCGATAATTGGAGCTAATCTTTCATTTTCTGCTACAGCAACTGCTGCGGCTTCTTTAATGTTAAAGTTAAATATGGCACCTGATGCAATTCCTGTCATACTAATTCCTAGTAATGCTTCTTTTTCCGTATTTTTCTTCCAAATATCTCTTAAGTAATGAAAATCAGTATATGAAGCTTGTAAAGTTCCTATAAAAGTTGCGGCTTTAGTTCTAACATTAAAATCTTCTTGAGATTCTATATCCGAAGCATTAATTTCACAAAGATTACAGAATTGATTTGGTTTTAAACCAATTTCAGCACATGGATTTGTTCCTGCGTCTTTATCATTTGTAAATAAAAATCCTGGTTCTCCACTATTACTTAATTCTATTTTTTTCCATAAATTTAAGAAAGTATCTTTATCAATTTTATTTCTTAATAAAACAGCTGAATTATTAGCTCTACCTCTTTGTGGGTTAGTTTCCCACCATTGTCCAAATTTACAAGTTAACATCTCTTCATCCTCTAAATCAAATAAAGATATTAAAGCAGCACGACGAATTCCACCAGATAATACAGCATCTGCTAAATGGCATATAATATCATGACATTCAACTGATGTTAATTTTTCGCCATCATTTTTACGGTCTAGTATAGCTTGAACATGTGTTAAAGCAATTTTTAAAGGTTCAGGACCAGGTGCTTTACCCCCAACAGTTATAAGATGAGCTCCTTTAACTCTAATATCTCTAAAATCAAATTTTGGAGCACTTGAAGTGTAACCATAATAAGATTTAAATAACATTCTAACGGCATCTGCCCAACCCTCAATACTATCTCCTACTAAATATCTTTTAGATTTTAATGGTTTTCTAATTTCGGGTAAGTTTTCAATATGATGAGTTTGAACTGAGTATCCTACTCCACATCCTGATAATAATAAGAACATAGTCTCAGAAAATGCTCTATGATCATCTATAGGAAGATATGAACAGTTAAATATTCTAGCATTATTAATTTCAATAGGTTTACCTGAAAATTGTAAACTTCTCATTGAAGGTAATACTTTTTTGTTATATACAAATTTGTAAGCTTCTTCAATTTCATCATGAAGATCAGGGAATCTAGCTTGATGCATTTCTTTGTTTCTTGTTATTAATTCTTCCCAAGTCTCTCTACGTTCTTTCTCAGGAGAATATTTTGAGTATTTGAGATGGGTTGTAATTTCACTAAGGATTTGTGACTCTTTAGATAACATAGTTGTTTGATTATTATTAATTAATTTTTAAAGACGTGGTTATAAATATTATTGTTTATTTTCTAAGCTAAAATTTTGAAATAGATTTTTAAGATTACCTTTTTCACTATTTGATATTCCCCCAAAGGTATTAATATGTGAGGATTGTGGGTTTTTATAATCTTCTGTGTCGTCATACTCACCTAATACTTCAACATGACCACAACCGGTATCAATGGTAACGTTATATGACATCCCATCAGGTCCGTAACGATTCTTTTGAATATGCCATCTTCCTGTACCTTCTGTTTTATCTTTCTTTAATCTAGATTGAGACATTCCAAAATCTACAATGGCTTGTTTTTCATATGAACCTGCTGATTTATCACCTTCCACTATTTCATCTTTAGCACCTGCTCTATTCACTTGTGAAACAGACCAAATTGGAATGTTTAACTCTTTAGCTAATCCTTTAGTTCCATAATGTAAATCATCAATTTCTTCTTTTCGTTCTTTACGTCTTGAAGGAGGTTTTAATAAATCGACATAATCAATTAGAATTAAATCTGCTTTAAAACCTAAATCTGCGGTTTTTTGGTAATGAGATTTAATAGTAGTTAATGATGCCCCTTTAGCTGGGTATTCTTTTATTATGATATTATCATCAAATTCATTTAATATTTCTTTAATTTGATCTTGATATTTGTGAATTTCGGCTACATTTATTCCTGTGTAATAAGCATCATATCTTTTACCAACATAATCTTCACCTAATTCTAATGTATAA